CGCGCCATGACCGAGTGGGCCAGCCAGTATCACGACTGCGCCACCCGGCATAACGGCCTGATCGAGGCCATCGGAGAATGAAGCGCTGGCTGTACACCACGGTGTACGCCCTGACGCTGACCCTGATTATCGTTTTTCTTTTCTGGCTTGTGGCTGCGTGGCTTGCGCGGCAATGGTGGAGATCGTCCCGGGATGACACATGAGGAATACGACATGGACAGCATCCCCCCGAGACTCGGGGCAGTGGAGCAGGAAGTGCACACTCTCCGCCACCGCGTAAACGCCCTGGACTCCGAGCGCCTCCCTCACCGGGTCGGCAACCTGGAGGCCAGCATTCAAGACCTGAACGTGATCCGACAGGACACCACTCAGATGAAGGTGGTCCTGGCCAAGATGAATTCGTTTGTGCGCGGCGCCGTCTGGATTCTCGGTGGGCTGGTCGCACTGGCCACCCTGCTGATCGCCCTGGCCGGCGTCATGCCCAAGATGGACGCCATCATCATCGAGAAGAACGCACCGGCACAGACGGACCAGTAAAGCCAACCCGGGCGGTGCCCGGCAACGAGTAACTGGGCGGGGCCCAGGACAGGAGGACTCAGCGGTGCTGACTCCCAAGCTGACCGACAAGCAACAGGCATTCGTAGACGAGTACCTGCGCGACCTGAACGCCACACAGGCGGCCATTCGTGCCGGCTACAGCGCCAAGACGGCCGCATCCGTGGGGAACGAGAACCTTAGAAAACCCCAGATAGCCGAAGCTATCGCCCAGGCCAAGGCTTCCCGGTCTGAGCGCACCAAGGTGGACGCGGACTGGCTGCTCAATCGCTTGGCTGCTGAGGCGGATGCAGACCTTGCCGACCTGTACAACGAGGACGGTGGACTGAAGCCGATTCACCAGTGGCCGGAGATCTGGCGCAAGGGCTTGGTGGCCGGTATCGACGTTGAGCAGCAGTACGAATACATCGATGGCGAGAAAGAGCCCTGCGGCGTCGTGGTGAAGGTCAAGCTGTCCGACCGCGTGAAGCGGCTGGAGCTGATCGGCAAGCACATCGACGTTCAGGCGTTCAAGGACCAGATTTCTCTGCCGCCTGAGGGCGTCACCGTAGTGGTCAATCGCCCCGGTGGAAATTAACCCGACGGTCCCTCAGGACCAGTTCATTTTCTCGGAGGCGCGATACCCGGCCATCGTCGCCGGCTTCGGTGCCGGCAAGACCGAGGCGCTGATCGTCCGCTCCCTGCTGGGCAAGCTGGCGCACCCTGAATCGGACAGGGCGTTCTACGAGCCGACCTACGACCTGATCCGGATGATCGCCTGGCCGCGCTTCGAGGAGATGCTGTCAGACCTGAAGGTGCCGTACCGGCTCACGAAACACCCGCACAACATCCTGGAGATCGACGGCTACGGCCGGATCATCTTCAGGAGCATGGACACGCCCCAGCGGATCATCGGCTTTGAGGTCGGCGATTCGGACGTGGACGAGCTGGACACGCTGAAGCGCGACGACGCCGCCGAGGTCTGGCGCCGGGTGCTGTCCCGTAACCGGCAGAGGAAGGCGGACGGCTCGCCCAACACGGTCGGCGTGGCCACTACCCCGGAGGGCTTCCGCTTCGTCTACGAGACGTGGCACGAAAAGCGCCCGCCGGGCTATGAGATCATCCGGGCGCCGTCGTACAGCAATCCGCACCTGCCGGACGGCTACATCGACAGCCTGCGCGACATCTACCCGTCGCACCTGCTGGACGCCTACATCGAGGGCGAGTTCGTCAACCTGACGACCGGCACGGTGTACATCCAGTTCGACCGAAAGCGGTGCAACACCCAGGAAACCGAGCAGGCCGGTGAGCCACTGTTCATCGGCATGGACTTCAACGTCGGCCAGATGTCGGCGGTCGTCCATGTGAAGCGCAACGGCAAGCCGGTAGCGGTCGGCGAAATCGCCAACGGCTACGACACGCCGCACATGGTCCAGCTGATCAAAGATCGCTACCAAGGCCACGCCATCCATGTGTACCCGGACGCTTCCGGTGGCGGCCGGCGCAGTGTCGACGCCAGCAAGACCGACCTGGCCATCCTGCGGGAGGCCGGGTTCACGATCCACGCGCCCAAGCAGAACCCGCCGGTCAAGGACCGGATCAACGCGATGAACGCGGCGCTCCAGAGTGGGTACAGGGTCAACGTCGACCGCTGCCCTGGGTATGTGAAGTGCCTGGAACAGCAGGCCTACAACCAGCACGGCGAGCCGGACAAGAAGCAGGGCCTCGACCACTTCCCGGACGCCGGCGGCTACTTCATCCATTACGAGTACCCGGTGATCAAGCCGGCCAGCGTCGGCCCCATCAAGTTCATGAGGTAACAGAATGCCCGTTGAAACGCTCCACCCTGATTACTCGCGCCATGAAGAGAAAGCGCGACGGGTCCGGGATGCGGTTGAGGGCTCTGACGCGATCAAACGGCGCGGCACTGTGTACCTGCCGGACCCTGATCCGGACGATCCCGACCGGTACGCCAAGTACAAGCTGCGGGCGTTGTGGCTGGGCGTTACGAAGCGCACCCACGACGGGATGCTGGGCGCGGTATTCCGCAAGAAGCCCGAGGCCGAGCTGCCGTCCGTGATTGAGTACATGCGAGACGACGCCGACGGCTCCGGCATGAGCCTGACCCAGTTTGCCAGGGGCGCGGTGTCCGACACGGCCACCAACGGCATCAACGGCGTTCTGGTGGACTACCCGGAGGCCGAGGACGGGCTGACCCGTGAGCAGACCCAGGGCTTGCGGGCCACGCTGCGCGCCTACCCCTCGCCGAGCATCACCAACTGGCGCCGTGACGGCGAGAAGCTGGTTTTGGTGGTGCTGCGCGAGTGGTACGACGTTGATGTCGATGAGTTCCAGGTCAATCGCGAGACGCAATACCGCGTCCTGAGCCTGGATGATGCCGGCCTCTACGTTCAGCGGGTTTTCCGCAATAACGAGGAGGTTGCCCGGGCGGAACCGCGCAAGGCCAACGGTGAACGGTGGGATGTGATCCCGTTCCAGTTCATTGGCGCCGGCAACAACGACGAGCATCCCGACAATCCGCTCCTGCTGGACATCGCGGACGTGAACATCGCCCATTACCGCAACAGCGCGGACCTGGAGGAGGCGTCGTTCATCGTCGGCCAGCCCATGTTCCACGTGAATATCGGCGACACCAGCACTCAGGAATGGAACGACCTGAACCCCAACGGGGTGCTTGTCGGGGCGCGTCGCGGCATCCAGACGAAGAACGGCAGCGTGGATCTGGTCCAGGCCGAAGAGCGCAATCTGCCGCTCAAGCTCATGGAGCAGAAAGAGGCCCAGATGCTGGCCATCGGCGCCAAGCTCATCGAGCAGCGCGGCGGCAACGAGCGGGAAGAGGCTGTGAAGGCCCGGACGGGCGCCGAGAACGCCAATCTGTCCACTTTGGCGGACAACGTGAGCGACGGTCTCGAGAATTGCCTGGAATGGGCAGCCCTGTTCATGGCCAGCGCCGATGTGTTCGATGACATCACGTTCCGGCTCAATCAGGAATTCTACGAGCAGGACGCCGATCCGCAAATGGTCATGGCGCGCATCCAGGAGGTGGACCGGGGCCTGATTGCCAAGGCAGATTACCGGGCCTGGCGCCGCAAGACCGGCGGCATTGATCCCGACCGCACCGATGAGGACATCGACGCGGAGGTCCAGTCCGGGGGCACTGAGCTTTGACCTCGCACGGCAAGCTCCTCGAGGCCCTGATCCGGCACCAGATCTACATCCAGCAGTTCGGCGGAGGTCAGGTAAAGCGGGCTTTGCCGATCCTGCGGGAACTGGCCAAAGACCTGCAGCAGCGCATTGCCGGCGCTACCGAGTTTCAGGCGGGCCGAATGGTGGCCCTGGAGCGCGACCTGCGGGAAATCATCGTCCACGCCACCACCGGCATGCAGGGCGCTCTGGAGCTGGAAGACTTCGCCGAGCAAGAGGCCGGCTTCGCCGCCAAGCTGCTGGCCTCCGGCGCTACGGTAGAGATTCGTCAGGGCTTCACGCCTGAGCAGATCCGGGCGATCACGACCCGCAGCAAGATGACTCTGCTGAGCGGCAACGTGGAGAAGCGCCTCACCATCCGCGAGGCATTCGACGACTTTGCCCAGGGCGTCGGCCGCGACAGCATGCGGGTCGTTCAGGCGGGTGTCCTGGAGGGCAAGACCACGGATGCGATGGCCCGCGAGGTGTCGCAGCTGGTCCGCACCCGTTCCCGGCAGCAGGCAGAGGCGGTGATTCGCACGGCCACCAACCACATCGGCGCCACGGCGCGTGATGAGGTGTACCGGGCGAACGCGGACATTCTCGAGGGTGAGCGCTTCATGGCCACCCTGGACAGCCACACCACGATCACGTGCATCGGCTTCGACCGCACGCTGCACCCGCTGGGTCAGGGGCCGCGACCGACACTCCATTACCGGTGCCGCAGCATCCGGGTGCCGGTGGTGAAGGAGGAATACCGGCTCGGCGGCTTGGGCGAACGCGCCAGCATGGATGGGCCGGTGGATAACCAGCTGACCTACGGCGGTTTCCTGCGCCAGCAGAGCAAAGAGTTTCAAAACGACGTGCTGGGGCCGCGCCGCGCGGCGCTGTTCCGCTCCGGCAAGGTCAAGATCAACCAGTTCACCGATGACGCCGGCCGGGTGCTGACGCTCGATCAACTGGCGGCCCGAGAAGGGCTGACGCTGTAACAGACATTCGATTTAGACGGGGCGCTCAAGCGGCCCTTTTTTATGCCTGCGGGGCAGGCGAAACCAGCAAACGGGGTTTGCAGACATGGCACTGAAATTCGAGATCACCAAGGAAGAGTTCGAGGCGCTGGAAGAGGCTCAGCAGGCCCTGTACAGCGAGCACGGCGACGGTTACCGCCTCCAGGTGGACGGCATCGACCCTGCCGACGAGCTCAAAGAGGCCCTGCGCAAAGAGCGCGAAGAGCGGGCCGAGGCGAAGCGCAAGCTTCAGGAATTCGAGAGCGAGGCGGAGAAGCGCGAGCGGGAGCGTCTCGAGAAGCAGCAGGAGTGGGAGCAGCTCTCCAAGACAGAGCGTGAGCGCGCCGAGAAGCTGGAGCGCGATCTGACCGAAGAGCGCCAAAAGAATGCCGAGTTTATGCGCCGCCTGGAAGCTGAAAAGATTTGCGCACAACTGATCGACAAGGACGCCACCAATGGTGTGAAGCGCCACAAGCAGCTCATGGCTGAGGCGATGCAGCACATTAGCCACACGCCGGAAGGGATCAAGATCAACGGCCCTGATGGCGATGCCTGGGACGCCAAGAAGCTTGGCGAATTCCTGGCCGAAGACAACCCCCATCTCGTGGATGGGAGCAAGGCGACCGGGGGCGGGGCTCCCGGCGGGAAAGGCGGCGGGGCCGTCACGAAGAAGTTTTCTGAGCATACAGGCGCAGAGCTGAAGGCCCTGAAAGAACAGGATCCCGAAGCCTACAAGCGCCTCCGTGACGAATTCCACCAGTAGAGGTAAACAATCATGGCGACTACCCGCCTTTCCGACATCATCGACGTGGAGATCTTCCAGGATCTGCCGCAAGTGAACGGTCCCGAAAAGACCGCGTTCTTCCAGTCCGGCATCGTTACCCGTAATGCCATGCTGGACACCATGGCCTCCCAGCCGGGCAAGCTGATCGAGCTGCCGTACTGGAACGACCTGGACGGCGCTGACGAGGTCAACTACAGCTCGGATAACCCGGCCTCCAACGCCACCCCGTCCAAGATCACCCAGGGCGAACAGATCGCCCGCAAGGCGTTCGTGAACAAGGGCTGGTCAACCGCCAATCTCGCTTCCGAGCTTGCTATGGGCGGCGAGGCGATGGATGCCATCCGCGCCAAGACCGACATGTACTTCCAGCGCCAGTGGCAGCGCCGGCTGATCGCTGCGGTTAAGGGCGTGATGGCCGACAACGTGGCCAACGACGACGGCGACATGGTCTACGACATCGCCGCCGAGGCCGTCGCCAGCCAGGGCGCCGACACTCGCTTCAGCCGCGATGCCTTCATCGAGGCCGCCTACACCATGGGCGACCAGGTGGACGGCGTGACCGCTATCGCCGTGCATTCCATGGTGGCGAAGCAGATCACCAAGCTGAACGACGCCGAGGACGTGCGCGACTCCGAGGGCAACCTGCTGTACCGCGCGTACATGGGTCGCCGGATCATCGTCGACGACTCCCTGCCCGCCGTGGCCGGCACCACCGATGGCGTGAAGTACACCTCGGTGCTGTTCGGCCCGGGCATTTTCGGCTACGGCGAGGGCTCCCCGCTGAACCCGGTGGCGCTGGATGAAGACGAATCCGCCGCTGATGGTGCCGGCGTGGAAGAGTTGTGGCTGCGCAAAACGTGGCTGCTGCATCCGTTCGGCTTCCAGCAGGTCGGCACCCCGTCCGGCAACAGCTTCACCCAGGCCGAGCTGGCCACCGCTGCCGTTTGGAGCCGTGTGCTCGAGCGCAAGCTGGTGCCGATGGCCTTCATGGTAACCAACTAAACCGGCGGCCTTCGGGCCGCCTCTTCGGAGGCAATCATGGCTGAGGAAAACGAAGTAAAGGCTGAGGGGAAGCCCAAAGCCGAGCCAAAAGCGAACAAAGACGGCTTGACCCCCGGCGCCCCGGTGGACATCGAGACCGCCCTGCGCCTGGAGCGCAAGCACGCTGCTGAGCGCGCCAAAACGGCGGCCAAGCCGGCGGCAAAAGCCAAAACGGCGGCCAAGCCGAAGGAATAACCGATGACCGATTACATCACCACCGCGGACGTGGACCAGATTCTGGGCGTTGACTGGGCAGATGAGGCCGAGAAAGCCCCCGCCGTGCTCCAAGCCAATGCCTGGATGACGGCCCGCTCCGTGGTGGCGGGTGATCCGGTAGAGGACGCCATTAAGACCGCCGGGGCTTACCTGGCGCAAGAGGCGGCCGCCGGCAACCTGTACGCCGACACTCAGGGCGACATCAAGCGCACCCGGGTCAAAGCGGATACGGTGGAATCGGAAACGGAGTACCAAGACGGGGCCCGGGCTCGCTCGGGCAACCTGTCCTTTGTCTTTGACCTGCTCCGGCCGTATTTCCCGGTCGGTGGCGGGTCCACATTCCCGGTGCGGAGAGCCTGATGGGTCTTCGCGCTGACGTTCAAACCGGCATCGCCGCGGCGTTCGACGGCGCCCTGGCTGATGCGGTGCGCAGCTTCACCCTCACCCGGGTGACTGGCACGGATTACAACCCCCTGACCGGCGAGGAAACCGAGACCACCGAGACCTTCCAGGGTCGCGGCGTGTTCGGGGGCTTCAAGACCGAGCAGGTCGACAACGAGCACATCCTGGCCACCGACGAGAAGCTGACCGTTTTGCAAAGCGAGATCAGCACAGACCCGGAGATCGGCGACGACATCGGCGGCAAGCGGGTGATGAACACCTGGCAGGATCCGGCCTCCGTCGCCTGGATTGTGCAACTGAGGGACGCATGAGCTTCGCGGCGGACGTAAAGAAGTTCAGCCGGATGGCGAGTCAGTCCCTGGAGAAGACCGCCCGGGCCGTGGAAATCCAGGTGTTCGCGGAGGTGATCAACCTGTCACCCCGTCGCACCGGCCGCTTCGTCGGCAACTGGCAAATTTCCCAAGGCGCGCCGACGGACGGCGAGCTGGCCCGCGAGATCGAGAAGCAGCAGGCCGTCAACGAGATGAACGAGGTGGTTGCGGCGCTCAAGGGCGGCGGCGTGACCTTCATGGCCAACAACCTGCCGTATGCGTACCGCCTGGAGTTCGAGGGCTGGTCCAGGCAGGCCCCGGAGGGCATGGTCCGCCGGACTGTGGCCCGCTTTAACCAGATCGCCGACGAGGCTGCCAAGAAGAACCGCGTATGAGAAACCTGGATATTCGCAATGCGCTGGTCCTGAGCTGGCTGGATGGTGATTTCGGCCTGACCACGGCGTTCCCGAACAAGGATTTCACCCCGGGCACGGACCCGTGGGCGGCGCTGTCCCTGCTGCCGAGCCAGCCCGGCGTGGCCACCTGCGGCGACGAAGGCATGGACCGGCACGACGGCGTCCTGCAGATCGACCTGAATCACCCGCTCAACGACGGAGACATCCCGGCCATCACCCTGGCCGATCAGATCGCCCGGCGGTACAAGGCGGGCACGCGCTTCAACGCGCCAGCCCTGTCCGAGACCCTGATCGCTGATTTCCGGGCCCAGGAGTTCCTGGTTTGGGATCCGTTGCCGGTACTGATCCGCTCCTGCGGCTACGAGCAGCCTCGGCGGGTCGAGAACTGGTCCCGAACCACGATGACGATTTACTACAGCGCCTGGATCAGCCGGGCGACTGCCTCGGGCTGAGCAGCTGTTCCGCCGCATCAGCGGGCCACAACAGCCGCCCATTGGGTAGTTTGCGAGGGGTAACACCGAAGTAACTGCCGGTCTGGCAGAGTCGCACGCGGATAGATTCCGGCTTGATGCCGATTTGTGCGCCAAACTGAATGGTGGTCAGGCCACCTTGAGGGGTAATCTTCATTTGAACAAACCTCTATGAATTGGGTTTGTTCAGAGTGCTTGGCGGTCAGACCTGAAAGGGGTATGAATAGCCCCCTATTGCCGAAGCCATTCCTTACCCTTTTTATGGATGAGACACTGCTATGAACAAGCGCGTAATTCTGGAAATGGACGCCGAAGATGTGCTGGCCGTTCTCAATGCCATGGAGTGCTGCGATCCCCTGAACGATCTTGAGCCGGAGGATGTGCCGAGATACGAGCGTGCCTACGCGCAGATGGTGCAGAAAACCAAGAAATTCTTCCCGCGCAGCGTCACTTCCCTGCTGAAAGTGGTGCCCGGAAGCAAAACTTAAAGCCGCTGCGCCCTACCGTCGTGAGACGTGGGGGCGTGGTGCATTTTTCAACCCCAAAAGGGCGAGGAATCAAACCGGATTTGCCGGCCTTTCCTCGCCCTTTTTCGTTTCTGGCCGTCGTGAGACGTCCAAACCGCCCCGTCGTGAGACGCGGCATTCCCTTGATGGAGGTTCGATATGGGCTGCCCTGCAAACGGCTCACGCCACTCTATGGCCCTGGTGGCCGAAACCGAAGCCGGCACCACTCCGGCAACCCCCGACTTCACCCCGATTCGCCAGACCGGCACCACGCTGGCCCTGACGAAAGAGGCCCTGCAAAGCAACGAGCTGCGCGCTGACCGGCAGATCGCCGACATGCGCCACGGCAACAAGCAGGTGGGCGGCGACATTTCCACCGAGCTGAGCTTCGGCGGTGCGTTCGGTCCGATGCTCGAGGCGGTGCTGTGCGGGACGTGGGAGGAAGATTCCCCCTCCGCCGGCACCGACACGCTGAAAGCGGGCGTGGTTCGCCGGCCGTTCACCATCGAGCGGCACTTTGCGGACATCGGCCAGTACCTGCGCTACCTGGGCTGTGAGTTCAACACCTGGAACCTGACGGTCTCCACCAACGCCATCATCACCAGTTCGTTTGGTCTGGTGGGCCGCTCCATGGACGCGCCGGCTCAGACCGCGATTGCGGGCGCCACCTATCAGGACGCGAGCACCACCAGCCCGTTCGATTCGTTCTCCGGCCAGGTCAGCGAGGGCGGCTCCCCCATTGCGACCGTCACCGAGCTGTCCCTGACCCTGGAGAACGGTCTGTCCCCGCTGTTCGTTGTGGGCTCGGATACGGCGGCGTGCATGAGCATCGCCCGCTCCAACCTGACCGGCTCCATCACGGCGTTTTTCGACAGCGAGACGCTGTACGAGAAGTTCCTTAACGAAACCGAATCCAGCCTGGAGTTCGCCCTGAGCGACGGCACGAACGCCTACACGTTCAGCCTGCCGCGCGTGAAGTACAACTCCGGCCAGCCGGACGTGAGCGGCGAGGGCGAGGTCACCGTCTCCATGGACTTCCAGGCCCTGTATGACGCCACCGAGGAAAGCCAGATCGTGATCCTGCGGGGTGCTGCGTAATGAGCATGAAAGCGTTCTTCACCCGCGAGAAAGCCAATGAGGGCACGGAAGTGCCCCTGTCGCATCCGGACGGCACCAAGACCGAATACCACCTGGTTATCCGCTCCCAATGGTCTGACGCCTTCCAGCAGGCCAAGCAAGACGCATGGCGCGAGGACATGGAGGCGGTCGCCAAGGGGCAGCCCGTAAACAGCACCGAGCGCCATGTGGCGCTGTGCGCGACCTTGGTGGCCGGCTGGAACCTGCCGGAAGAATTCACCGAGGAGAACGTGAAGACCTTGCTCCGCGAAGCTCCCCAGCTCCGGGACATGATCGACCGCCACGCCTCGCGTGATGCGCGTTTTTTCGGGAAGCCGTCCACCGACTCTACGAGTGGGCGGAAAAAGAAATAGCGGACACGATTCCGGACCCCAAGACCGGCGCCAGCCGCCGGCAGCAGCTTGAGGCGGTTTACCGCCAGACCGGCAAGAAACCCAAGAGCCTGAGAACAGATCCGCCACCGGAGGGCACCGCCTACCTGTGGGGCTGGTTCTGTGAGCTGGGCGACTGCTCCTACACCGAGATTCATCACTGGGCCGCACTGAAGCGCGTCCACCTCCTGCCCTGGGAAGTGGATGTGCTGCGGCATCTGGACCACCTGAGATCGAAGGCCTGGAATGACCGAAACAGCGCGTCTCGTACTAGCCGTTGACAGCCGCGAAGTGGACCGTGGCCAGCGGTCCCTGGATGGCCTGACCGACAAGTCACGCCGGGCGGAGCAGGAAACCGAGCGGCTCACCCGCGCCACCGACCAACTGGGCGGGGCGTATCGCGGCCTGCGCAATGTCCTGGCGGCGGTGGGCATTGGTGTGGCGATCCGCGCCGTGGTTCAGGCCTCGGATACCTACTCCGAGCTGCGCTCCCAGCTGCGACTGGTGACCGAGAGCCAGGAGGAGCTGAACGACACCTACGAGGCGGCCTACAAGCTAGCCCAGGAGACCCGGGGCGGCCTCGAGGAAACCATCAACCTGTACGCCCGGCTGGCTCGCTCCAGTGAAGAGCTCGACCTGACCAACCAGCAGCTTTTGACGGTCACCCGAGCGATTAACCAGTCGTTCGTGGTCTCCGGCGCCAGCGCGCAGGAAGCGGCCTCCGCCACCCTCCAGCTCTCCCAGGGCATGGCCTCCGGCACGCTGCGCGGCGAGGAGCTGAACTCGGTCCTGGAGAACAGCCCTCGCCTGGCGCGCGCCATTGCCGATGGCCTGGGCGTGACCATCGGCCAGCTGCGGACCCTTGGCGCCGAGGGCCAGCTGACCGGATCGGCGGTGACCCGGGCGCTCCTATCCAGCGCGGACAGCATCAACCGCGAATTCCAGGACATGCCCCGCACCGTGGGCCAGTCTCTCCAGCAGCTGCGCAACGACCTGATCGACACCTTCGGCGAGACCGACGTTTCCGGCTTCAATGACGCCATTGATGACCTGCGGGAACTTGTCACCGACCCGAACTTTAAAGACAGCGTGGTCACCCTTGGCACAGCCTTCGCCACACTGATCGGCACCATGGCCTCTGGCGCCAGCGAAGTGGTGAACTTCACCGAATACCTTGGTGCCGAGCTGGCCTCCAAGATCAACGGCGTGGCCGCCGACGACATCCCAAGGCTTGAGCGCGAGCTCGCCGGCCTGGAGAAGCAGCTGGATGCCTCCTTTCTGGAGAAAGACATCGGGCTGGTGTTCACCAGCGACGAAGAGATCAAGCGCAAGATCGAGGAGGTGCGCGAACGGCTTGAGGTGGCCTACGACCTACAGCAGAGTTTCAACCAGGGCTTCGGCAACACCAACCCGGACCAGGGCGGCGGCGATCCGCCCGAGCCACCGGGGGGCGGCGGTGACGACAAAGCCACAGACTCCATCCAGAAGCGAGTCGCAGCCCTCCAGCTGGAAGCCGAAACCCTGGGCATGACGGCCCGCCAGGAGGAGCTGTACCGCGCCCAGAAAGAAGGCGCCACCGCCGCGCAGCTTGCCGCCATCGAAGGGTCGTACCGGCAGATCGAGGCGTATGAGGCCGAGCAGAAGGCGCTGGAGTTCAGCATCAAGTCACGCCGGGACGCGGCTGAAATCCTGGCGGAGATGGACAAGGAGCGCGCCACCGACATCGACGCGGGCGAGCAGCTGCTTGAGCGGTACATGACCGAGGAGGAGCTTCTTCGGGAGCATCATCAGCGGCGCCTCGAGGTGCTGGAGGCGGCCCGCTCTGCCGACTTCGACAATCGCACCAAATGGAATGATGCGATAGCTGCTGAGGAGGAGAGGCATAAGGAAAGCCTTAACAATCTCGACCAGCAGCGGTGGAAATTGCAGCTTAAAGGCACGGCCGACGTGTTTGGCCTGCTGACCGGCCTCATGGCCAGCGAAAACCGCAAGATGTTCGAGATTGGCAAGGCGGCGGCTATTGCGCAGGGGGCAATCAATATCCCGCTGGCAGCCACCAACGCATATGCCTCTGCCTCGGCGGTGCCGGTGATCGGTCACATCCTGGCGCCAATTGCTGCCACCGCTGCCGTAGTGGCCCAGACAGCACAGCTCAGCGCCATTAAATCCGCCAATTTCAACGGCGGCGGAGGTGCGGCCGCTATCACGGGGGGCGTGAACACTGTCCCGGCAGCACCCGCACCGGTACAGCTAGACGGCGGCAGAGGGGCCGATAGTGGCGGCGGCAGCTCGATCTCGATCACAGTTCAGGGCAGCGTCGTGGGCGCCACCAAAGATGAGCTTGCGGATATGTTCGGCGACGCCTTAAAAGAAAGGATCGCCAACAAGGACTACGTGCTGATCGACTCTAACAGCCGAAACGGGCGGACCCTTCGCTAGACGGTGTGACCTGCATCACATAGGATTTGGGCCTCAACACGCAAAAAAGGGAATGCACATGACAATAAAAATGGCATCCATGGTGCTGGCGCTGACCCTGGCGTTGTCCAGCTGTGCCAACATGGACAAGATGATGGGGGTCCCAACGAACGAGGGCAATGGCTACCCCATTGAGCACGTAGAGAAAAGCTCTTACATGGGGCGAGTCACACTGGAGTATGTCACGCCCTCGATGCTCCAAGAGCGTGAGCGCAAAGAGGCCGAATTGGCCATGAAAGAGGCGGACGAGATCCCTTGGCCTGGCGGGTATTTCGTGGTGCGCCTTGACGCCTACTCCCTGGATTCAGCGAAGGGGAAGTGGCTGGAAATCGTGGTTAAGCGTGACGGGGAAGAGGTCAGTCGGAAGGAAGGCACCGACAGTGTGCCCAACGTGCCCAGCTCCAGCTCCCTCAAGATGTGGTGGACGACGACCATCGTGCCGCTTGAGAAGCCCATCACCGACGAGCCCGTGGATGTCTACGTGGTCCATACGGCCCACCAAGAGCGCGATCACTTCAGGGTTGCCCCAAAAGGATCGGAGCAATGAGGTTCGGTGCATTGGTGCTATTCGCTGGCATCCTGGGCGGCTGCTCCAATCCGGTCGATGACATGCTCAGCGGAAGGTTCTCAGAAACGAGGGCGGTCTCTCCCGGCGATTCGATGGTGGGCACCTGGACCGGAAGCATGTCCGCATACCTGCTCACCCTGAAGATCAACGAGGACGGCACAGGCCTGTACTGCTACTCCTGGAACGAGAAGCACGCCGTAAACAGACTCAAATATGATGGTAAGCGGCTCATCTTCCAGGAAAGCACGACCGCCTCAATCCGAGATGTCAGGCCGGACGCCATAGTGATCCGGTCGGATTATGCACTTTCAAAGGATGCGATTCTGCGGTCCGACGAGGGCCTGGTGAAGGCGTCCCCGTACTGCGCTAAGGCCATGAAGGAGGCGCCATGACGGTGCATCTGAACAATGCTGGCGAAACCCAGGTCGCGAGCGCCGATGAAACGCCACTAGAGGATCTGATCATGGAGGGCTTGCGGCCCAAGCAGGATGACGATGACGGCGATTCCGGCCCGACCGGACCAGCCCACTAAACAGACCCCGCTCCGGCGGGTTTTTATGGGTGCCTGACAGCCGCATCGGCTGCTGGCCCTGGTAAAAGCTAGATTGGCCTTTCGGAGGCCCAGACAAACGAAACCCCGGCAGGGCAGCCACCCTCCGGGGTTTCTTCGTTCTACCCCTTGACCAGACCAAGGAGCGACGCATTTGGATTATAGCAAATTGCTGGAGGTTTGCATGCAGATCGCCGAGAACCGGCATGCCCGGCGGCTGGCCTGGGCCGTCATCGGTGTGGCCGGCCTTTGGGCCTCAGCCCAGATCATCAATTCCGTGGCCGCTCTGATCGCTGCCCTGTAACAGCCGACCGCCTTGTTATTGACCGCCCATGAGGCGGTTTTTCGTTTCTGGAGCCCTGAATGGCCACGATCACCTATATCGCCAAGCGCAGCCTGATGGCTGGGCATGTCGAGGGCGAGGAGTACACCTTCGAGGTGCCCATTTCCGACTGGACGCCGCGCCCCCGGCGACAGGTGGCCAGCTCCACCTCTCTGTCCGGCCGGCGCTTCGAGCGGCTGACCCGAATTGACCGGGAGTGGCGCACTTCCACAGTCGCCGAGGACGACGAAACCAAGTTGGCCCAGCTCGAGGAGTTCCTGGATTCCGTGTCCGGCGGCGAGACTTTCGAAATAACCCATTCCGGCACGCTGCGCACCTGCCAGATCGATGGCGACCCCAGCTGGTCGCTGGTGAATAGCGTCGGCTTCTACTCGGTCAACTTCAACGTGCGTGAGTTCGTATGAGAATCGATAACAGCGCCTTCGCCGAGGTCAACGACAGCCAGTGGCAGGCGCCCCAGTTCGTCGTGTCCATCGACTTCGGCGACGATGACCTGTTCTACCTGACCTCCCACGCCATCACCGGCCTGACCGGCGAGAACGTCATCGAGGGCGTTCTGGTGAGCATTTCCGGCACCTCCCAGAAGCTGAACCCGGACAAGGCCAACTCCGAGATCGGCAGCCTGAACTTTGAGGTGCTGGACGATGGACTGACCGCGCTGCAGGCGGAGCGGCTGAGCCAGGGCAAAGGTTTGCGGGGCAAGACGGTCCGGTTCTATGTCGGCGATGAGGCCCTGCCGTGGTCCAGCTATATCCTGGCCACCACTCAGATCGTGGACGAGGCCAGCTACCGCGACCAGGCCTACAGCTTCAAATGCGCCGACGTTCAGCGGATGCTCCGTGAGGACGTTTTCACGCCGAAAGAGACGCGCCTGAACCGCACCCTGGAGGCCGGCGCTGACGAAATCGAGGTTCTGACCACCAACGGCTTTGAGGCGTACCAGCATCCGAACGCGGCCGGGGCCGTGGCCGCCGGGCAGAAGATCGGCCTGCTTCGCCTGGAAGGCGATGACGACGATTTCGAGATCGCGTCCTACACCGGCAAGGAGGCCAACAAGTTCACCGGCGTGACTCGGGGTCTGTTCGGGACCACCCCGCTGCGCATCGAGCTCAGCAACACCGACGACAGCGAGTCCAGCCCCAAGGTCACCGAGTTCGTGTATCTGGAGATGCCGGGGCCGATGCTGGCCTACGCCGTGCTCACCGGCGCGATCTACGGCTACCCGGGCGAGTACCTGCCGGATCACTGGCACCTGGGCGTTCCGGCCGAATTCATCCGCACCAGCGACTTCGAGAATATCGGGGAGGACCTCTGGGTGCCGGACGATGACAACCAGGGCTTCATCATTCGCCTGGCCGGCCTGGAAGAGGAAGACGGCAAGAAGTTCCTCGAGGAAGAGATGCTCCTGCTGATGGGCTGCTATGCGCCCATTTACTCCGATGGCCAGCTGGGCCTGCAGCGCATGACGGCCGTGCACTCCACCGGCGGCTACGTCCGCCGTCTGGACGCCGACACCGTGGCGGATTACGGCGACCTGACCCACGACATGGGCGCGGTGATCAATGAGATCTTCGTGTCCTGGAACTGGGACATCTTCCAGGAGGAGTTTACCCGCCTGAACTACCTGCCGGACCTGGAATCAATCCAGACCCACGGCAAGGCGGACCAGAAAGACCTGGAGTTCCGGGGCCTGTACAGCAGCCGGCACAGCTCGCAGACGATCCAGCGGCTGATCGCCAGCCTTCGGGACCGATATGCGGGGCCGCCGCTGCGCCTGGATCTGACCCTGACCCCGGACCAGAACGACCTCGAGGTCGGCGACATCGTGCGGGTCGACCTGTTCGAGGTGCAGGATTACACCGGCACCACGGACGACGGCCATCTGAACCGGAACTTCGAGATCCAGCAGATCAGCACCGACTGGCGGACCGGCAAGGTCAAGGTAAAGCTGTTCGGGTCCAGCCAGAAGGCCGGCGCGCTGCCGCCGCAGGAGACCGGCACGGCCATCCCGGACGAATGGTATGAGCGAGGCACCGAGATCAGCCCGGCCAATTTCCCGGGCGTGGTGACCGTCTCTGGCGGCGTCACCCGCGTGGAGGGGCTGCTGGACCTGGCCGGAGGGGAAGGGCTGGACGATGAGGCATCGTTCTTCTGGTGCGCAACGGACCTGACCTGCGACGACGCGGCCGAGATCCGCATCTCCGACAACGTCGCCCTGCTGGTGCGTGGCTTCTTCTCGCTGAACAACGCCAAGATCAACGGCAAAGGCCGTGGGCGCCCGGGCGGCGCCGGAACCACCAGCATGGTCTCCACCGGCGGCTATTTCTTCAACTACGGCAGCCGCTGGGATGCGGTGAACAAGGGCACCCCTGGCTTTATCGACATCCAGTCCACGCCGCAGGGGGGACGGGGCTACCAGAACCGGGGCACGCTCGATCCGTACCTGCTGGACGTGGACGGCCTGGCCACCATGCGCCCGGCCGGGGCAATCATTGGCGGCCAGATTCAGCCCGGCCAGACGCCGCCCCCGGTGTACGACCAGGACGAAAGCGGCATCACGCTGTACCCGGTGGATCTGCGCGGCTCCAGCGGCAGCGGCGGCGGCTCGGTGATCTCCAATTACGAGGGCTTCATCGAGTACGAGCGGCCCGGCGGTGACGGCGGGGCCGGTGGTGCGGGCCTGATGATCGTGGCGCGAGGCATGACCATCGGCGTAAACGGTTACATCGATGTCAGCGGGGCGGCCGGCAGCACGCCCCCGGGCTCCGACTACAGCCCTTCGGCGGACCCCCAGCTGCACATCTGGGCCGGCTCTGGCGGCCCGGGCGGCCCGGGCGCTTGTTACATCCTGATCGACGGCCTGGCCAACGCCCCCAGCATCAACGAGCGCACCGCGATCGCCAACGGCGGCGACCTGGTGTGGGCTGGCCGGCGCCTCAAGCCCTACAAGATCACCAATGATGGCGTGGTCACGGTCTCCAGCGACAAAGGCCCCGCCCCGCAGCAGGGCACGGCCACGACATCGCCGGCGCCCGGCGCCATGGTCTGGGAAACCGCGTTCACCGTGCAAATCCTGACCGGCTATATCGAGCCGGTGGAGGATGAGCCGGCGGTTACGCTGAACCCGCCGGCCGTCACCCTGCAGGAAGCCACCAACACGCCTCGCTCGGCCAACGCGAACCTTTCCACCATCGAGGTGGGCGTCCAGCCGCCGAGCGTGAGCAACTACGCCTACGGCTTGGTGGAGTACCGCGAGCTGGGGCAGGCGGGCTGGTTCGAGGTTGGCCCGGCCTCGCCCGAAGCCACGTTCGTGGTGCCCAGCGACGGCAAAACCTACGAAGTCCAGGTCCGGGGCGTCTCCCTGCGCGGCAAGGTGAACCAGGACGGCACCGTGGCGGAAATCACGACCACCTATGTCCGCTCGCCCGGCGACGTGAGCGAGGAGCCGGAGGACGATCCGAACGAGGTGGTCCCGGCCCCGCCGGTCAACGGCCTGGAGCTGTTCGAGCAGGGCAACGACACCGTGTTCGGTGGCCGCGACGCCAAGTTCGTCTGGCGCAAGACCTCGGTGACCGAATGGTTTGAAATGGGCCAGGAGGGCGAGCAGGGCGCCGGCTCTGGCGGGCTGGACCTGTACTTCCGGGATTATCAGGTCGAGGTGTGGGCGGACGTGGACGGCACCCTGTCCCTGGTGCGCACCGAATGGGTGAATGACCCGCAGTTCGTCTACACCTACGAGAAGAACGCCGAGGACCACCAGCGCGAGACGCTCTCAGCGGGCGCATGGCGCGCGTTTGAGGTCCGGGTGTACTGCCGGGGCCGGCAGAACCAGATCAGTGCCCAGGCCGCGCGATTGAGCGTTGAGAACGTGGCCCCGCCCCTGCCGGGCACCCTGACCATCTCCGCCGGCTTCCGCAGTGCGCAGATTGACTTCGAGCCGCCGGAAGACCTGGACTACCGCGATTCCCGGGTATGGATGAGCCAGACCACCGGATTCACCCCCGGCCCTGAGAACCTGGTGGCCCAGCAGTACGGCGGGCCGGTGGTGCTGTCCGGCCTCACCGACAACAGCACCTACTACCTGCGGTTTGCCACCTATGACGCCTTCGGCCAGGGCACGATCAGCAGCCAGTTCACGGTTACCACGCCGTCGCTGTCCGCTGGTGAGGTGGAGGGCCTGAGCCCCTGGGCCACGGTCACCGACGCCGACCGGGCGTTCATCGACGCCAATCTGGCCAACGACGCCATCGACAGCACCAAGATCGTCAAGCTCACCGCCTCCAAGATCGTCACCGGCACCCTGGCCGCCACCGAGAAGATCAGCGTGGAGGGGCAGGTGGAAAGTGTCGTGGGCGATGCCGTGGCCACGCTGGGGCCGAAGTCCGCCGACGGCAAGACCGGCATGATCACCTACCAGTACGCCGGGACCACCCTGTTTGCCGTCTACAGCGACGGCTCGGCAGCGTTCTCCGGCTCCGTGGTGATCACCGGCGGCAGCGGTTACAGCAACCTGAGCGACAAGCCCGGCTCCCTGGCGGACATTAACAGCGGCGAGGCGGACACGCTCACCCAGGCATCCGCCGACGCCGCCCAGGCAATCCTGGATGCAGCCGATGCCCAGGCGGCGGCAGACGGCAAGGTCGCGAGCTTTTACCAGTCCTCGGAGCCCACCGCCGATGGTGTGGGCGACCTCTGGGTGGATTCCGACACTGACCGCCTGTACCGCTGGGATGGCACCTCATGGGTGGAGATTCAGGATGAGGGCATCGGCCAGGCTCTTTCTGATGCCGCGACGGCACAGGGCACGGCGGATAGCAAAATCCTTACCTTCTACCAAGCCGGCGAGCCCACGGCACAGTCCGTCGGCGACCTGTGGGTGGACACCGACGACCAGAACCGGCTGCATCGGTGGGACGGATCGGTGTGGCAGGACGTGCGGGATGCGGCCATTGGTCAGGCGCTGGCCGAGGCCGCCGCCGCCCAGTCCACCGCCGACGGTAAAATCCAGTCGTTCTATCAAGACGCGGAGCCGGCCAGCGGCATGAGCAACGGCGACCTGTGGTTCGACACGGACGACGGTAATCGGGCCTACCGGTACGACGGCACCGCATGGCAGGACGCCCAGGACAGCGGCATTAGCACGGCGCTGTCCGAGGCCGCTGACGCCCAAGCCACCGCCGACGGCAAGGTCACCACGTTCTTCACCACCAGCACCCCGACGGCGGAGGCGGTGGGTGACCTCTGGTACAACGACAGCACCAAGCTGCTGAAGCGGTGGAACGGCACCACCTGGGACGATTCGGGCAGCCTAGGCGCCGACTGGTACAGCAACCTGTCCGGCATCCCGTCCCGGCTGGGTGATACGCCC